GCAACCTGGAAAACCTGGTCGTAGAACGAAACAGGAACAGTGTTGCTGGAAGTAACGAGCGCACGCTTCTCGAACGTGTGCGAACGCATTTCTCCCATACCAATGGCACGAAGAACGTCACCCTCGCTACGAGCCTCTTCAGAAGGTACGTAACCGCGTGAAGCCTCAGCAGCCTCGGACTTGCGCTCTTCCTGGCGCTGTGCAACAGCAATCGCTTCATCAGCGCTGCGGATGTCAGCTTCGAGAGCGTTCACCTTGTTTAGTGTCTCAGCGTCAAGACCGCCGCGTGCCTCAGCCGAGTCCAGGGATTCCTGAATCTGGGCAGTAAGGTTTGCGCGGAGTTCTTGCTGAGACTTTACGAACTCAGACAATGTTGTCTCCTTATAGTGTGATTACAATTACAGTCGCGCTGACGCAGACTTCACACGGCGGTGCTAACACTCAACCGATACATTAATTTTACCCCAGCAACCACACTTAGGGACAAAAGACCCTCCCAGAAAGGGGGAAAGGGAGGGGAAACCCGCTACCGCTTCTCTGCGGCCTTGAAAACGCGAGTTTCTTTGATCGGTTCTACATCCTCACGCTCAACCTTCGGCGCAGGTGCAGGAGCATCGATAGCGACGATAGCGTCAGCCCAACGGTCAGCGAGTTGTCTCACGGGACCAGACTCAGGGTGTCCCGCAATGTCGAGAATTACCTTCTTGATTTCAGCCTTAGTAGCCATAATTAAATCCTCTTCAGGAGTTGTTCGAGTTTTTTGTACTTCAGTGCAAGCATAGACGGGTCAATGTCGTCATCCTTGGTTTCCTCAATAGGCTCTTCAGCCTTCGGGGAAAGCTCATCCACAACCTGCGTCAGCAAGTGTGCTTCGTCGTCAGACAAATCCAAACCGGACTCAATCTTCAACATGGCGTCGGCAAGCGCGTCAGCATCCACACCGGCACGCTTAGCAATCTTGTCGAAAGCGCGAACAGCGGTAGAGCCAGCAGTCTGCATGTAGGCCGGGAAGGCAACAACCGATGTCTCAAACAATCTAACCGAATTAAGCACACGTTCGCTGTCGGAAACCCATTCGTCTCCACCCTTGGGAACGGAGAAGCCAAAGCTCATAGAATCAACATCGCCACGCTTGATAAGGTAAGCGGCGTCGCGCCCAGCCTGAGTGTCAGGCAGATCGGCAGACACACGCAAACCAACGTTGTCTTCCTCCAGGCGCAAAGTTCCGGCGCGAGTTGAACCGAGTACCATGCTCGAATCGTGATTCCACAACAGTTTCACATCATTGCGGGAAGCCAGAGACCGCTTAAAAGCACCGGGGGCTATACGCTCAGTAAAAGGCAACGGTTCGCTCGGCGCGTTAAACACCGCCGCATAACCAGTGAAGGTCATACCCCCGCCGTCTAACTCACGAAGCTCAAACTGTGTTGAGTTAGTTCGTGTTTCAATCTTCGCCATCTGTTTAGCCTCCACGTTCACAAGCTCACGATTTTCTTCTTCAAGTCTAGCAACGACACCCTCCGCGTACTCCAACGCACGAGTAGCGGCGCGTTTCGACGGTCCAGAACCCCACAGCAAATGAGCCACAACACCAGCAGAAGGGTAATCGTCATTGCCGGGTTGTGCGGCAGGAGAGTCCAAGTCAACAAGGTGGCGGGCAATCCACGCGGCAAGGCGAACCCATTTGTCCGCTGAAACATTGCCAGCCGCCATAGCCCGAGCTTCACGAACCGTCTGCGGACGCAAACCATCACCGGAGAGACCCTCCTCGTGATACTTCAAACCCTGACGTGCCGCAGCCCGCATGTAAGCGGGTGGGCTCAGGTTTACCTGCCTCTGTTCAACAGCAATGGAACGCAGGCTGTCAATCTTGGTGAGTGTTGAGAACTTGTGTCCTACAAGAGTCTCGGACGCCTCCCACCCTTCTTCACTTTCCCGCCAGACCCGTATGAGCGCTGCTGGATCATCTTCTGTCCCTTCGATAGTAAATTCGCTGTCAGGTACATTAATTGTCCCACCTCTTTCGATTCTTTCGATTTGCCCACGAACACGCCCACCTGAGCTGTTCCAAGAAACAAAGTCATCAACCGAAAGAGCGTCAGGGGCAGCACGCTCGCCCTCATGGTCTTCATCAGCCATAAGAGTCCCGTCTGGCATGTAGTGGTACCCCTCGGGCGCTTCCGGCATGTTGCCCTCATCAAAAGTGAACTCTGGCATCTCGTCGTCAACCAGCGCACTGATTTGACTGAGTTGCGAAAACTTTAGCCCCAAGAAAGTAGAAGCCTCGGTCCACTGACCGTCAACTTGCTCATACATTTGTACAAGCGCGGCAGGATCATAGACGGTGCCCATAATTTGCACACCAGAACCAGGAACATTAACTGTGCCAGCGGTGACGACCTCACGGATACGTCCCTGATACGTTTCACCGTGTTCTTTCCACGAAATGAAATCCCCTGGCTTCAAAGTACCGGGCATGGCACGCTCGCCCTCAAACGTTGACCCTTCCGCACGCGCAATGGCGAGCCCTTGGTCAATAGCGGCCTGTTTGGTTGTGTGGCAACCCATGACTTCGCCATCGTCTTTCACTGTTGCCCAACCAGAGCAACCTTCTGCTGAATCAGATATGTAGTAAGGCATTAGTCCTGAATCACCGCCAATATACCGAGGTCTAAACCGTCTGGGTCGGAGAAAGCGTACAAATCATCACCGGGACCGAGTGTGAGCGTGATGCTCTCGCCCGGATCAATGTGGATGCTGTTTGTCAAGGTAATGTTTGACGCCCCAAGATGAATGTAATTGTTAGAGCTTTTCGTCATGTTGTGCAAATGCACTTCCTGACCCATCGACCTAGGCGGGACAACCAACTGTGCGGCTGTGCCGAGAGTAACTAAATTATTGTAGATTGGCATTATTCAACAACGTACTCCGAGTTAGGGTCCTCCGGGTCAATCTGTGCCGTAGGTTGCAACTGCACAGACGGCAAACCAGTGTGGTCAATCGCGGGCAGACCGAGTTTGTCCAAAACATCCGCAGGATCGAAACCGACCTGGATGAGACGTTGCGCCATATCCACCTTCTCGGTTTCTTCTTTCAACGTGGCAGCAGCAACGTTCACGTTAGCTAAGGGTACCCTTACCGTGTCCGCTGACGGGTCATCAATGCTCTGCAAGTCCTCAAGGCGACGCACATCATTGATGGTGAGGAAGCCGGAAAGCAAACCAGTACTGTAAGCGGTCATACGGGAGTTGATGTCTGCGCGAAGAAGACCGTCAAGGTTGAACTTGATAAACGCTGTCTCCCCGCCAGCGTAACGCGACATGAGAGGTGAGAAAGCTGACTCAAGCTTCTGCACAATAGGTCGCAGACAGTGAATAACCCACGCTAGGTTGTTTTGCTCAACGGATGCGTAAGTGTTTGTGCCGGGAAGACCCAGAAGGTGCGGTGGCACATTAAACGCTCTGGCAACATCCTCGACAGCCATACGCCGTGAGTCAATAAACTGTGCCTGATCGTTACCAACCGAGGTGGGTTTGTAGCTGGCACCGCCGGAGAGAATACCTGTGCGGTGTGCGCGTTTCCAACCCTTGTGGCGTGCGTCGAAACCTTCCTGCAAGTTCTTGGCCTGCTCAGCCGTCAACTTGTTCGGGTACTCGATGATGCCCTGAGTGGTGGCACCAGCCCCGAAGAAACGGGCGGCGTAATTGCGAAGCGCGATAGCGAGACCAAAGTCCTCTTTCAGGGCTTCTACACGGGACACACCACGGATAGCGCCGGGACGCACCACGTCAGGAATGTGAATCATGTTGTCCGCAGAAACCATGCGAGACTCGTTCTTCACTTCGTACATGACACGACCAACACCGTTGCGTTTGATTGTCACGTCAAGCGGGTTCAACACAACAAGGTTTGTGATGTCACCACGACGGTTGCTATACACACGAATGAAAGCGTTGCCATCCAACAGCATTGAGACAATGACGGCACCGTAGAAAGCTTCCTTCGTTGTGTCAACGTCAGGTTGTGTAACCCAAGTCGGGCGAGGGCGGAAAGAACTCCGGCGACCATCCAACCGAATGTAAGAATCAACAGGCAAAGTAGAGATGGTGTCGCTGATGAGGCTGACGGCGGAGAAGATGGCGTTGACCTGGAAGGCGGTCTCCTGGTTTACGACAGTGCCGGACTCGTTCTCCAACTCTAGGAAGTCACCGGACCCCCAAATGGTTTGGAAGGACAGGGCGCGTTCCTCGTCAGCACCATAAAACAAATCACCAAGCATTACTTACGCTCCAAACTCAAACCGAACAACACCGCAAACGCACCGGCAACAATAAGTCCTGCTGGCGGGAAGATAAAAGCGACACCGACACTAATGGCGACAGCGCCCCCGATTTGCAACCCATTTACTAACATAATGTCCTTAGAAGAAAAACTCCGGCACTCCTTCATCTATTCTACTTGCTGTTGCTCGGTC